CCTTGTTATTTTTATATTAAGTTAAGTTTATCTAGAAAATCCTTAACATCGTTAGGCATTTCCCGATTATCCAATTCTACCATACGTTGCTGCTTTTCTGCAAGTCGTGTAGAAGAACTCCATGTGTGAATTTCTATCTCTGTATTATTAGTCTTTTGTGTATGGGATATTGCTCCAAATACCGCCCCACAAACTGCATCAGCCAAGTCTTTTGACTTTTTACGAGGGTGATCAACCCTATTGCCTTTCATTATTTTTAATTCTGACATTTCTTCTAGCAAAATTGGAATCATTGGAATAGCAACACGCTCTTCATAAATCATCATAGCCAAATCTTCATAGTGTTTTTTAGCAACTGAAACAGTCTCTGTTTTAATTCCAACAGCCTGTAATTCATTCTGAATATCAAAAGACTGCCATCGGTCAAAAGAAACCATACCAATATTAAATCCTTGTCTACGCAAATTCATAATCCATTGTTTTACCTCAGATAAATTGACTGGTCCTTCTGCTCTTGGCTCCCACCAGGCAACGGCATCAACAACAACAATAGGAGCAACCTGCTCATAATCTTTAATAACTTGAATGTTAACCCATTTATCAACATGTGCAATAGCAACAGCACATTTGTCATGTTTTTGTGCAAGGTCGGCATGTATGTAATAAACTTTATTCTCATCTGGTTTAAAGGTTTCATCAAACCTTCTAAACTGATCTAATGGATTTCTAGTGTTCATACATTTTTCTAATTTATCTTTTTGTTTAAAGAAAGCATCTGATGCATATGTAGGCATGCATGCAAAACGCATCATTGCATCTCCTAAATCTGTGTAAAAGGCTAGTTTAAAATCTTCTATTTTACGAGTAGGGTTAACTTCCCAAGTTGGTCGTTTAAATGCATACACCCTTGGAATTTTGTATGACAGTATTGTGTCTTCTTCCCATGAAATTTCAAATTGATTTCCTGGATCATCATGTGGCAAATCTTCATTCATAATAAATGTGTGTGTGCGTTCAACAGTTTCTTTTTCTGCAATTACTGATTCATATCGCTGAGAAATAAAATCACCTTGATAGCGTGGGAATGAAAGCAAAACAACTTTACCAAGATCAGGGAAACGAGAATCTACAGTACCACGAAATGCTTTATATATATTGTCAGCAGTCTTACCCTGTTCATTGCCAGTATTAACCTCTGTTGCAAAACCAGAAATCTCATCAAGCACTGCCATAAGAAGGTTTAATCCCTCATGCGATTCTCTTTCTGAATGACCAGAATAAACAGTAATTGCCTTATCAAATTCTACAGAGTCTGCTTTAGCATTATACTTTCCAGCAAACCATGGTGACTTTTCAATCTTTGTTTTAAAACCTTTAAAGAAAACGTTCTTAGCCTGTTGTGCGTTAACAGCAACGTTAATAATATCAATAGCATCTCCTGCAGGCTTGCCAAAATATATTGCTGGATCTTTGAGACAAAGCAGTTTATATACTACATATGCACATGCTACGGTAGATATAAAGTCTTTTCCAGATCCCTTGCCAAGTTGTAGAATTAGTTCATTTTTAGTGTATTTATTAAAATGATTTAATCCTTCGGCATCACCCATCAACTCCATAAGATCTTCTTTACGATAAATTTGGCTCATGGCCTCTACTATTTCATATTGAATATCGGACAATATTGGTTGTCCAAGATAATCTGGTGACTGCACAAATGTTTTTACGTCAACTGGTTTTTCAATAAAATGGTTTTCTTTTAATACTTCAAGAAAATCATTGAACATCGTGGACAATTGTAATCACTTCGCCTTCTTTTGCAATAGATGAAAGTCTATGCATAATTAAATCACGAACTTCAGGATGTTCTGACGCAATGTCTCTAAGAATGCCAACAAGAACTTCTTGACGACGTTCAATCTCAACCATCTCTTCTGCAAGTTCTTTGTTCTCAAGTAGACCAGCCTTTTGAAGCATTTCAATTCTAGATTTTTCAATGTCTACAACTAACTTAATTGCTTGTGTTTTTGCACTAAGATTATTTGTCATTGATGCCTCATCAATAACCTCATAAGATTTTGTAATTAATTTACTATAATGTGCATCTGCTCCAGCAAGTGCTTCTTTTGCACGAGCACGAATTGCTTCATTAGCGGAAGCCATGACTTTCCACTCATTAATTAATGCAACAACACGAGTTCTTGGCATGTTCAAGTCTTTAGAAATTTTTGTTGGATCTTGACCTTTAAGATATTCCGCAACAACTTTATTTACTTCATCAAGATGCTCTATTAATTCTGTTTCAGTTGACATTTTTTTCCTTTGCTATTTTAAGCAATACCAAATATCCAATAAGATCATCTATATCGTTGTCTCCAACATAGTCTGTACCCTTCATAAGTCTGCTTAACTTATCATCAATTCTTACCCTAAGTTGTTCTACTGGATCTGCCTTGCTAAAAATTCTAACGGGATCTAAAGCAGAATCTCCGTATGCAATATTTTTATCAACAAGCATTTGTGCAATTCCGTGGCATGTTAACCAAATATCTTTCCCAGATGGAGCACCAATAGAATGAAGATATAAATCTTCACAACTAAAATTTTTTACATCTTTAAATACTGGATTTAATTTAATCTTAATACCTCTATCTATTTTTAAAATTTAATTATTCTGAATCTATATCCCAAGAATTTTCTGTTTTTTGAATAGATCCAGGAGAAAAATAATTATAATTTTTTTCTATCATATTAAAATTATTTTTAATAAAAACTGATGTGCATGCTTCTTCAACTTCCATAAATCTTAATCCCCAAAGTGGAATTTCTAAATAACCGTTATCATATAAAAACTTACATGTATTTTTGTATTCGTTACTATTATCTAATATTAAAATATTTGGAGATTCAGTCTTTAAAATATTCTTAGTTAATAAAAATCTATTAGATGCAGAATCAATAAAAACAATTGTTTTATCGTTAATTTCTATATCTGGAATTTTATTTTCTAAATCATATTTTTGAATAAACCTGTAGTCAACATTTTCTGATAGTGATGATTTAAAATTATTATAAAAATTTATATCAGTTTCAAACGAAACAACAGTTTCTACTTTGTCAGCAAAATAATTTGTTGAGTTTCCAGAACCAAATTCAATTAAATTAAAGTCACTAAAATCATAAGACTCAAACCAATCTAGAAATGGTAAAGACAGCATTGGTTTATTTTGATATAAACCTTTTGCTCTTAAAATTGTCATTATTGATGCTATTTTAAAATAATCGTAATCTAAAATTATACCGCCAGTAGTATAGATTGGTTGTTCTTTCATCGCTTTGATCTCCTTAGTTTAAATTTTGCAAGATATACGTAAACAGTTTCTACACTAGTCCCGCATTCTTTTGCAATGTCTTGCGGAGATTTTTTATCTATAAGATATCTCTTACGGAGCCAAACCTCACTTGTATACAGTTTACCACTCATAGTGTTATTTGTCAACCTCTTTTGTATTAATATCATAATAAAATTTATCAGAGTCTTCCAGCATCCATTTATTTTGATTTTCAACATCCCATTTATAATCATTAATTATTCTTTCAATAACATAATCTTTTTTCAGGGTAAAGGAAGGTTCATAAATACGAACTCTATTATTGGGCTGAACAGCAAAGTTGCCATCATCTCGCTGTATGACGTGTCCACATTTGTGCTCAGAAGGACTTTCTGAATACCCGTCATCCATAACGTTTGCATCTGGATTATGCCAGTCAAGAGTAAAGAGATATGTTCCATCATGTCTTGTCTTTGTTCTATCAATATATGACATTCTAAGGTTTGTAAGATTTTCAAATTTAGTCACAGATATGTGATGGCTAAAGGAGTTCCATAAAACTAAATTGTGTAAGTCTACTTCAGGAACTCCAGGTTTTGTACAAAATGCACTAATTGGCAATCTCCACCATAGCCCACCGTCTTCCATCATTATGTGAAATAAAGGACTTCTGCTTTTTATACTAGCAACACCAAATATAACACATGGGAAATACTTGTCATGACTATCTTTTTGATTTCTTAAATAATTACCACGAACATAACATTCAATTGGTGGAATATTGGCATTTAATTCTGGCATATTTTAGTTTACATCCCTAATAATTTGAATTATTTTTTTATGTTCTATTGATTTTGTTACTTCACTTTCAAGCCAAGCAGAAGCAGTTATGTTTTCTGTATATCTTTTTAGATTATTTGATAAAAAATTATATTCTTGTAAAATTGCATCATTATCAAATAAATTAAGACCAGCCATAACAACAGCAAAGTTGGCTGCAGAAAACATAGCGTAGGTAGAATAATTCATAAAATCTTCAGCGATTGGAAGTTTTGTTTTCCATCTTTCTAAATTATATTTTAAAGACTCTGGAATTTCTACACTTAAAATATTTTTCCAAAATTCAGTGTCATTTCTTTTTGTTAAATAATGCAACACAATAAAGTCTCTAATATTTTCTGTTATTTTTTCAAATGATTCATTATAATCTTTTATAACTCTTTCATCATAGTTTTGAATTTTATGCATTAACAAAAAACTTTGTTGAATTGTTAATCCAATTGAGGTTGCTTCTAATGGTTCAAAGAAACATCCGCTTAATCCCATTGCAACACAGTTTTTACTCCAGACATTTTCTAAAGCGCCAGGATCAAACTCAAAAGTTTTTCCAATCTCTACTTCATGTCCAAGTTCTTTTTCTACCTCTAATTTTGCTTCGTCAGCAGTTATAAAGTTTTTGTCGTATATGTATCCATTTCCGTGACGGCCCCAAGTTGGTATCTTAAATCTCCAGCCTGCATCCATTGCTTTTGCCAATGTCCAATAATTGTAATTGTCTTCATCTCCTGTTGGAAATGTAATTGCAGAGTTTAATTTTAAATATTTGCTAAAAGATTTCCATTTAACGTCTAATTTATTCATTAAAATTCTATTGAATCCTGTTGCATCTATATAAAAATCACTTTTATATTTTGATTTTTCTCCAACTATAAAATCAATAAAACCCGTTTCGTCTAGTTGAACTTCAACTATATCATCATCAAAAACATTAATGCCTGTTGCAACGGCTTTCTTTTTTAAAAAATCATTTAATTTAAAAGTATTAAAATGATACTGGTTTGTTGGTGCCGAAGAGTCTATATTTATTGCACTTGGAGGAACTAAATTATTTACAATACTTTCTGGATAAAGATTTAAATTTTCAGGTATTTGTTTTCCATATACGTTAAGGTATTGTCCAGACTTTGATGCGTATGGATGATAAACAGAATGTAAATATTTTTTATCTTTTATCCAATTATCAAACATAACACCTATTTTAAATGTTGCATCGCACTCTAAAATAATTTCACTATCTTTAATTCCAAGAAAATTCATAAATTCTTTAAAATGTTCTGTTGATCCTTCACCTACACCGACAATGCCAATATTTGAAGAATAAATTAAATTTACATCTAGGTTGCTGCGATTTTTTAAAATAAGTGCAGAAACTAAACCAGCGGTCCCACCGCCAACAACGGTCAAACTTTTTACGTTTTTCATTATTTATTTACCCCTATCGCTTTATCCCAATTATTAATAGCCCAATGCCCGATACCACAAGCGTCAGCAACGTCGTTGTCGCTAATAATTTTATCATAATTAATTTCAATTATTTTTATAGTCCTTTCTTTTCTAATTTGCCTCTCGTATGCCTTATACCAAGATTCTGATTTTCCAGGGGATTTTAGCCTAATTGTAATCTGTTCTTCTTTTGTTAATTTTTTGTTTCCTAAATAATTTTGCCAAGTTATGGGTGCTACTGTTCCTATAGTTTTTGTTCCAGTTAACCCTGCTGCACCCAAAAGTGCGCCTTGAACCAATGCTAGATCTGCAGCAGTTTTAGGACTATTCATAAATACAGTATGTTCAATTATAACTGCTTCAAATCCTCCACAATATTCAAAAAATGCTTTTGTTTTAGCGCAAGCATCCATAACCTTTTCGTAATTTGTTTTTCCTTCAAAATTAATTTTACCAATATCTCCCAAAGTCTTATCATTAAAAATAGCAAAAGCAAGACTATTGGTACTTGCATCAATAGCACAAATTGTTTTGGGATTACCATTGTTGTTCATAGTCAATAAATCCTTTTATTTGTTTTAACATTTTATCTACTTCTTTTTTATTTACATTGCAATTAGAACAAAACCCAGAATCATTGTATATTGAAAGTTGTTCTTTACAACCACCAAGACAAAGCCTTTTCTTTCCTTTTCTTTTTTGTCTGCGAGTTATTTGATACCTTTCGGCTATCTTCGCTTTTGTTGCTTCTTCTCTGCAAAAGTTTCCACAATAAATTTGATAACTTACTTTAGGTTTAAACGGGGTCTCGCATCTTTCACACAATTTCACATTAATTAACCCTCTTCATCCTTTAATAATACCAAAGGTTTAATCTTTATTGTGCCTGGCCCTGCCTCAGCACATGCTTTTTGAATTGGACAGACTTTACAAATTTTTGAATTTGAGCGATATGGAATTTCTGGCAAATTTTGATCTTGCCAATTTTTATAA